AGGGCTGGAGTTTTAAATTACAACAACCTTAAAAACTTTAGAACTTTTCTACGAGAAAATGAAGCCTCTGCAACGGCGGCTGGTGCTAAGTTAGATGCAACTGGTAGAAAAATGAAAGAGCTCTATAGTTACATATCTTTAGATCTTGCTGATTTAGTAGAGGATGCCGGCAATGATGTTTCTAGGCTTGCTTTCAAAGAAGCCAACGAATATGTAGCTAAAATGCAAGGTGAGCTTGGTGCTATTACATATTTAGATAATGTAATTGCTAAAGGCGATGTAACTGCAAACAAAGCCTTGAAGTATGTTTTAACTGGCGCTAAAGATGGTGGCGATGATTTGTTAAGACTTAAAGAGGTTTTAAAACCAGATGAATACAATGTCATATCTGGCTATATGCTTGGAAGAATGGGTATGCCAACTCCCGGTGTATCACAGGGCGTAGAGCTAGGAGCAGAAGGCGTTGTAAAGGAGGGTGCTGAGTATATAGCCGAGCAAGGTTTTTCGCCAAAAAGGTTTATGACTAACTGGAACTCTTTGAGTAAAGAGGCCAAAGAAGCATTATTTAAAGGGACTGAGTACGAGGATTTAATACCAGAGTTAGATAATTTGGTATTCACAGTAGATAAAATTGGTGTTGCAGCACAACAAATGGCCAATCCAAGTGGAACTGCTAGGGTTACGTCTTCAATAGCATTTTTGACTGGTTTAGGTGGTGGTGCTGCTACTAGCTTTGATTTTGGTTTCGGCGCATTAATCGCGCCTTTTGCTAGTGCAAAACTTTTGACTAACAAAAACTTTGTGCGTTGGCTAACCGAAGGTTTAGAAAAAACAGCTTATGATCCGCTAAGTTATGGTCAACATGTTAGACGTTTATACCAAATATATGAATTAAATCCTGAGATAAGAGAAGAGGTCAAAGCAATATTAGAGGGACAACAATTCGAAACATTAGAAGCCATTGAAGAAAGAAACGCCGCAAATGTTGAGCCTGTGACTACCGCAGCACCAAATGAACAGGCGTTTCGTGAAGTAACCAATCCAGAGATAGCTGGTAAATTGTTACCTGATGTAAACCTGGCTAGTCAAATAGATGAATTTACATTGCCTTCCGTAACAGAAAGCACGATGGAGCTTGCCATGTCGCCGACTATAGTGCCTGATGAAAGGGATCGTGAGATCGCCATGCGCGAAGCGGGTGGTATAGGATCTTTAGTTTAGTATGGCCAGGGACTACGCCAAGGAGTATGCAAACTATCACTCCAGGCCAGAACAAATCAAAAAGAGATCTTCCAGAAATAAAGCCAGGCGTTTAGCTATAAAGATAGGCAAGGCCAAAGTGGGCGATGGCAAGGACATACACCACAAAGACGGCAACCCAATGAACAATAGTCGTGGCAATTTAAAGTCTATGGCTAAAAGCAAGAACAGGTCTTTTGCCAGAACAAAAACGGCTAGAAAGAAAAGATTTTAATTATCGGATTCGGTTGCTCTAATTATGGCTCCCACGACCTCGTAATCGAGCTCGTAACCCATGTATATTTCATCGCCTACGTTTATCTCTAGGTTCCGCGATATCAGTCTCATAAGAGCTGCTTGTTGGTGCAAAGTGAGACGACTAAAAAGGTCTATGACCTCTTGAGCTTCTAAGACAGGCTTGTAAGATTGAGGCACAGACTTAGCCTTTGATTTATTTTTTTTAAGCAAGTTCATGCTCTTGCAAGCTAACCAATCTTTTGTGTTCTCTTTGTATTAAGCGTTTGAGTTGATCTATTTTAGACCTATCCTCCATCACGCAGATTTCAGCCAAAAGATCGTAGGTAGCCGGATCTACGGCAAGACTCTTCCTTATTTCTTTCCCGTCTTTTTTAGTCTGTGTTGTATCTGATTCTGTAATCATGTGCTCCATTCTATAAAATTTAGCAGAAATATACAAATAAATATTAATTTACATCTGATATACTGTGGTCCATGTATAAGGTCAAAAATTACTTACTCAGCATGCAATCGCACTGGATGATTAATCACACGACCTACCAAGCTGTCCAGGATTCAGTTCCAGAGATTATTAAGTACAAGACAGCTGACGGGATCAACGATATGGCTAAGACTCCCATACATAAAGTTATCAAAAAGATTTACCCAGAGATATATCGTGTGCCTTTGTTTCGCAGAAGGTTTTGCACAATGCTGATGAAAGAAATCGCACAAATGGAGAGGGAGATAGGTTTCGAGGCAAACTCCGAGGAGGACGAGCTGAGACAGATACCTGAGATTGTATTGAAAGAACACTCACCAGAGTTGTATCGAAGTATGTGGTTTGTGGTGCGTACAGTTCTAAACCCTATCTTCAACGCGATATGGCAAAGGGATTGTAAAGATCCAGCGTCTATACAGATAGCCAACTATAATCTCAAAGACAAACAACAAGGGACCTGGCACCATGACGAGAGCTCGGATATATCTGTGGTGGTTCCGTTGAACACAGGTAAGTATGAAGGTGGTGGCACCTCCTTCCATAATTATGGTGAGGTAGCACCTTTACCCACAGGCCATGCACTTTTTTTTCCCAGCTTTACCAATCTTCACAAAGGATTGCCAGTCGGTTCTGGAGATCGTTATCTATTAGTTTTTTGGCTTACTGATGCCAGGCGAACTATAAATTTGTACGAAGAATTAATTTAAAAATATCCTCTATAAATAGTTGCACATAGTTGCAACTTTTGATAATATAGCTATGTGAGACATGTTATCAAAAACCAAAAAGGAGGAGAAATGATAAGAGTGTTAAACATCCTAGAGCATTGGGCATTGCCCGTTGCGATGTTCAATATTGTTGTGTTTTTGTTTGCGGTTGACGCGATCATCAAATTATTGGGGGTAGTGTAATGGAGGTTATTTACAAAGGGTGCTTGATTATTCAAAGAGAAAACAGAATCGGCAAAGAGCTTTACTATGCTTACAGGATTGATGGCCACTATATTGACGCAAAATTAGAGTTCTTGGGTATGGCCGGATCTTTGAAGGGTGCTCAAAAATGGGTAGATATGAAATGCAAGGAGGTAGTGTAATGAGTTGTTTCTTAATGAATGAAGAGGAGATCGGGGCCATAACAGTAGCAAATTTCAGAGGCATTTCTTATGGCAGCAATGGTAGGTTTTACAACCCGGTTACAAAAAAGGTTGTAGAAAAAAATGCTGGGGATGTGGCTGAAATGTTGGCGTTACAAAACATTGCCAGTTGCCAAGCCAGATACCCACAAGAGGGTAAGTTTGCCGGCGGATTCTTAGACTCTGCTGAACATGTTGAACTTTACATAGAGAGGGCCAGAGAGTGTGGTAACAAACTACAACCCTTCTTGAAGCCGATGAAACTATATGGCTTGATTAAAGAATATATGTACCAGGCTTGTGAAACTGACGATTGGTATGAAACTGACGCTTATTGGTACTGTAATACAGTTGCCCACTTGGCAGCTTCTAAGGAACAAAGAACACAAGAAAAAAAGGAGGTAGTGTAATGTTAGATGCTTATGTAGATAAAATGTTGAAGGCGGCCAAGAAGGCAGCACAAAAGGCTTACGATGAATGTGTGCCAACGCCGGTGGCTTTCCAAGTGGCTGATTCCTTGAACGGCGAGTTTGATAGGAACAAGCCATACAAAGTTGACAAGGAGGGCCACTGTGGTTGGGCCGGCTTGAAGGTTGCCGGTCCTGGTAAAAATATGATCTCTAAGGAGTTGAAGGCCAAAGGCTTGATTGACACTTTAGGGCCTAACTACGGCTGGGATATGAGAGTCGTGTGCAACAAATGGAGCCAAAGCGCAGACAGGGCGGAAGCTGCTGCCATCGCTTACGGCAAGGTGTTAAAAAAATATGGTGTGCCCAACAGAGTGGTCACTAGATTAACTTAGGAGGTGGTGTGATGTTCGGAAAAGTAACTTGTATGCTTTGTATTAAAGATCCGGAGGTAGGTAGTAACTTTTGTGTCGATTGTAATGAGTACATAGCAGAGTTGAAACTCAAAAGAGAAATGAGAGAAATGAAAGAGATTGCAGAGGATTTTGCGGACTAATTTAACTTAGGAGGTAATGTAAATGATCAAATTGACAGGTGAAGAACTTAAAGAATTAAGAATGAAGTATGGAGTTACACAAGCGGAACTTGCATGGGAGCTTGGATATAAGACAAAAGGGGAAGCTAATAGGTCAGTAATATCAAGGTGGGAAAATGGTAGGCAAGACATTAGCAAGAGAGCACAACAAGCTTTACTGGGTTTCTTTTATATGAAGAGTGGAAATTTTTGAACCAAATTTAATATAAATCTTTAAGTCCGATCTCTTGCTCACCTTCCAGGTTGTATGGTTTGTAATCGTTATTAGCTACACACTCCTGGATCAGAGCCAACGCTTGCTCGTTCCTAGCCTGAGCATACTTCAATGCCTCCGGGTGCATGGAGTAAACCACATAAGGAAAAGGATCTTGTTTTTCCTGTGCAAGAAACTTGAAACCTTTGGCTGGTAAATCTAGTGCCTTGGCCGCGTCAACATAAAGCGCAGCTTGCATGTGATAGTTGAAAGCGTTTATAGCTTGTTTAAAACCTCTAGGAGACGCGTCACGGCACGTTTTAAGATCCCAGACATACTCACCATCATACCAATCAAAACGGGCCTTAAACGGCGCTCCATGCCATTCGAATACCAAGGTAAGTTCTGCCTTATCGGTTTCACCTGGTATGTAATCTTTTACGAGCTCACGGCGTTTCATGCAAACATCGTATAAATCTTGAGTGATTGGCGTTCTGTTGCCCACAGACGCTAGGAAGTCCTCGTAGTCGGCTTTTCCGGCTTTGGTCCTTCTATCCACGTTAGGTTGTATCACAAACTCCTCGTCAAACTTATGGTGCTCTAGGAATACTGTATGTTGCACTCGTCCTTCCAAAAGTGCGGGTGTTTGTTCTAATGCCTTTTTGTTTTTCCATGTATATGGGCATTTTATGATTGAGGTTAGATCGTGAGATCTATGAGCTGGTATCTCAGCGTATTCCTCATAACTTAAATCTTCATATATGCCTTCTTTAAATTCTTTCATTTTTTCTCCATATTTTGTAACAGGGTTTGCAAATAGATTTGTTGTCTTTGCCCACTACCCATAAACCATCGGTTTCGGTTACTAAGTTTGAGCACTCGTCGCACGAGTAAATAACTTTGTAACCCTCGTCTGATAATTTTGCCGACATCATTTCAAATTTTCTATTTCCTCTTGCGTTAAATCAAAACAATTTAGATTCCCGGCTACTGTTCTGCGTTCACCTTGCCCAAAGAATGGATAAACTGTGTGTTGCATCCAAGAGGGAAACAAAAGCAGTTTGCCTGGTTCTGGCATTATATATCTTGATTGCGACGGCCTAAGTCGCTCCGGATCTGACACTTGATTCAAGCCATAGATAAAATTGATATATCCATCTATAGCTCCAGAGCTGTCGTAGAGATCAACGCGCTCGTCGCTAGATTGCATTATTTGTTCGGGAACCATAGTCCAAGTAGTAAACGATATGCCCATAGGTGCGGCGGTAGTATGGTCGTGTATCGGGTTGTAGTCACCTTCAAAACTATGGACTGACCACAGCTTATCCATAGATATTCTCTTGGCTCTAAGAGGAGATTTTGTTTGCTCTACAAAATGTCTAAGATAAGCTGCGGCCAAACTCTCAACGATTCTGGTAAATGGGATTAGTTTCACATCTTCATAATCCATAACAAGCTGTTCGCCTTGGTGTATCTGGCCCACTAAGGAGGAGCCAGCAGATTCGCGCTGCTTGTTTTGTCTTAATGTGTCCAGGTAATCATTGAGAGTTGTCACTACCTGATGGGGTAATCTGTGTTGCAGCATCAATGCAGCCGGCAACGTGAAAAGTTCGTATTCTATTTGGTTATCCATTGTGCTGTTCTAACTTCACAAGTTCTGACATTATTAATGAGTAACCAACCAAATCATCTGCCGTGTCTTGATGTTCTGGATTGTTCATCATTCTGCATGCCTTGAAAACTATCATCATAGCGCAGCACTGTGAGGGCGTTAGCTCAATGGATAACAAACTACTCCAGACATTGGCTAACTGACAAAAGAAATCATCTGGATTCGAGTAATCCTGTCCTTTTATATCCAGGAGGTCTGCTATCTGTTCTGCTTTGTCTTTATACATAGTTGGGGGGTGGTGGACGGCCTTGGACCATTGTTGTGAGACATTAGGAGGATGGCCGCCCACCGAAAAATTAAAAAGGTATATCGTCGCTTTTTAAACCTTGAGATCCCTCTTCCGATATTGTTTCAAGGTTGTCACTTGCAACAGACGCACTGACTGTTTGTGTCGGGGCACTGTCAGAGTCGTTAGCCGCTTGGTACTCAAAACTCTCTTCTATTTCTTTTTGTTGCCATGCGGGTAACTCGTCAAAGACATCGCACATAAGTTTGGTTTCTGGTGAAGACTTACCATTAAACTCATTGCAATAAACCTCCAAGTCAAATGCACGTTGTTCGTTTTTGGTCGCTACCTTTTGCGTTCCGCCGGCTGGTTCACGGAGAGCTGCAATCTTTGGATTGCCACCCTCAAACTCAGCTGTCTTTTGTGTCAGCTCAATCTCTATCTTTGCTGTGTGTCCTAAGAGTCCAACCAAGTCAAACCCGGCCAACTCTTCATCGGACAAACTTTTACCGCGCCAAGATTCGATGTCTAATCTTAACGCCGCTTTTTCGTGCAAAGATAAAGTGTACTTCTTAGATACTGCGAATGGCCTGTCGTCTTCCATGAGCACTTTATTGTCTTCTGGATCTATGGCTTTAGTTATCTCAAACGCCAGGACCACCTTATGTTGTTTCTTAGGTTCCTCGTTTCCAAACTTATATTCTTTGCTGCCTATATCAACAATCGAATACAACGTACCCTCGTACATACCTTTTTCTAGCTTTGGAAAATCGTCGTTTCCACCTTTGTCAGTTATTGTTAAACTCATATCTTTCTCCTAATGTGTTTGCAAATTATAATAAACTTGGATAATATCTTACAGACTTTAGCATAGCAAAGCAAACACTAAAAATTAAGGAATGATTGATGTCATTAAAAATTACAGGACCGACCAAGAATAAAAGCAAACCCTTCACTCAAGATTATATTTCTCAGTTCCGAGACTTCTTAACCAATAATGGTTATGAACCGGATCCGAAAAAAGGTTTGGTAGTCGATGGCTCAGTCGGTCGAGCGTACATCAACATCGGCAATCAAAGGAAGCTCGTAGGTTGGTATCAAGCGTGGCTAGATCAATCTTCCCCTTTTGGGCGCATCGGCGATTATCGCTACAGTGCGGACCAGCCTACGGCGACCTGGAAGCCAGAAAACAGTGGCCGCTATAAACTAACCAAAGAACAAAAAGCAGAGATAGAGGAGCTAAGGCGTAAGGCTGAGGTCAAAAGCCAGGAGAAGTACACACAAGCCGCACAGAGGTCACAGTCTATTTGGGACCAATGCGAGGAAGTGGAAAAGCATCCGTATCTGGAGCGCAAGCAAGTCTTATCGTATGGTTTACGCAAAGACAAACACGAGAACTTAGTCATACCACTAAAAGACGGACAGGGCACTATCGTTGGCCTACAGTATATTAGCGACGAAGGCGAAAAGCGTTTTCTTACTGGTTCTAAAAAAAGCGGTAGCTTTTTCCTTCTCGGCAGAGAGATATTCAATACAACGGACACGCTTAACTATGCAGAAGGGTACGCTACCGCAGCTTCACTATACGCTGACCGCTCCCAGCCGGTGGTCGTCGCGTTTGATGCTTACAACTTAATCAAGGTGGCCGAGGTGATGTATCAATACTTCCCAAACCGGAAACATATATTTGTAGCTGACAATGATGATAGTAACACAGGAGAGATAGAGGCTAAGAAAGCCGCATCGTTTATACAAAAGAGTGGCGGGTACGCCGAGGTCCAAATGCCAGAGACTAAGGGAGACTACAACGACCATGCCACAGAGGAAGCGCTGGAAGGCGAGGTTATCCTCCAGAATGTAGATGTGCCAGTCGAGTATGACTTCCATCGTGGTAACAATGGTCGCGTTTTAAATACCAAAGACAACATCGGTGGCGTACTGAAAGTGCATGACGTGGACGTGCGGTATAACGTGATAAAGAAGAAACTGGAGATAGACATACCCAACATGGAGTTCATTGCAGACATGCACGAGGAGGCCAGCTTAATAGAGATTGAGGATCGGTGTATCAACATGGGAATCCCGCACACTAAAGTGCGAGACTATCTCAAGGTTCTCGCCAGAGAATACAATCCTGTTAAGGAGTGGATAGATAGTGAGCCATGGGACGGAACAGATAGACTACCCACATTCATGGATTCGCTGGTCACAGAAGAGTCCGCGCAGCTGAAAGAAATGCTACTCAAGAAGTGGCTGATCTCTTGTGTCGCCGCTGCCCACGAAGTTAATGGGGTTGAGCTCGAAGGCATCTTGGTCTTACAAGGCGCACAAGGACTCGGTAAAACCTTATGGTTTAAGCGCCTGTGTGACTACAATAAAGGCTGGCTGTTGGAAGGTGCAACCTTGAATCCGTCGGATAAGGACAGCGTTAAACGGGCGGTAAGCCATTGGATTGTGGAGTTAGGCGAAATCGAGTCCACGTTCAAGAAGTCAGACATAGACCAGCTGAAAGCGTTTGTAACGGCGAAGACGGATGAACTCAGGTTGCCGTATGACCGAGCCTTCACGACTTATCAGCGCCGTACAGCTTTCTATGCCAGTGTTAACGCGCGAGAGTTTTTGACGGACACGTCGGGTAATCGTAGATTCTGGGTTCTCGCGGTGAAAGACATCAACGTCAATCATGGGGTGAACATGCAACAGCTGTGGGCCCAGGTTAGGGACACGATGTATGTGCCCGGCCAAAAGAATTGGTTTTTATCTCCAGACGAGCGTGAGCTCCTGAATGATAGTAATGAAGTGTATCGAACACAATCCAGCGTAGAGGATCTTATCCTGGAGCACGTTAAGTTTAACAGCGATTATGCAAAGCCAGTGCAAATGACTAAGCTACTACGGGACCTTGGTATCAAGGCACCGAGGATGCCTGACTTCAAAGAAGCGAGTCGTGTCCTTCACGAGCGTGGCATCGAACCCCGTAGGAGTAACGGCAAGAAGATCTATGACTTGGATTACACACCGGTCGAGGATGAAAGCGGTGGGTTTGTCGGTGGTTTTGGTAATGATTAATTAGAACAGAGAGAGAGTCGAAGGTTGATATGAATTGTTGGCATTGTGGTACAGAACTTATTTGGGGCGGTGATTTTGACGGCGAAGACTATGGTTTACAAGAAGAGTATTCAATCGTGACAAACTTGTCGTGTCCTAACTGTGGCTCATTTGTCATGGTTTATTTACCAAAGGAGATATGAATAGTGCATAGTACACTGATTAGGGTGGCATGGTGTAAAGAGTGTATGTGCTGAGGTTTATATGAATGTATATATGTATGTGTAAGTTTAGAATAGGAGGGTATAGCAAAGGGTATAGTAAGAATTTACTGTGCACTTAATGAAAGCCTTTATTTACTTGGTTATTAGATATATAAGGGTATAGTGTATAGTAAATAGAAGATATAGTTAGTTATAGCCTGTTAGCGTGTATTCTTATAGCGTTCACGTCTAATAGTTTGAAGTGGCTATACACTCACCCTGGTACACTGTTTATAATTAGGATCTGATTATGGGAAGACCAAAGAAACCAAAAGAGAAAATAGTAGATACTCCGGTACAGTTCGATCGGGATGAAGAACATGGCCTGACAGAAATGCAGACCAGCTTTGTCTGGCATTATACCGAAGGTGCATGCGGTATGACCGAAGCAGCCAGGAGAGCTGGGTACGAATTTCCTAGCCAGGCTGCCAACAAGTTACTGAATGGTAAGGACTATCCGAATGTGGTTAAGGCCATCCGGATCAAACAAGACGAGCTCGCAGAGAAGTATGCAATCACTCCGCAGAAGACCGGGACGATGTTGTGGAAGGTCATGGAGAAAGCGTATGAGAACGGACAGTTCAATGCGGCTGTCTCAGCTATCAAGGAGCTCAACCAACTTGGCGGTCTGTCAATCAACAGATCCCAGAATATAAATATCAATGCCAACCTGGAGAAGATGTCCAGAGAAGATATCAAG